TAACTGACTACCTTTAGCAAGTGCAAATGTACCACCAGTTGCAACTACCGCAATATCACTGACAATTCCTACTGGGTCAGTCTTAAATGCCTCTTTAAATCCCTCTAATGAGCCATATCTGTCTGCAAAGTATTGACCAACTGCTTTAGCTTGTGCAGGGTCACCATCTGTAATCCCCATGATACCAAATATACTGTCACCTAATTGTGCCATGCTTTTTGCAAATTTTACTGGGTCTTTAAAAGGTTCAGCTATAGCATTAACTAAATTCATAAAACTACTTGGTACATTTTTTGCAGTCTCAATAAAGTAGTTCTGTTCTTTTTCTTCAGGTCTAATTGTTATTTCTGGTGTAGTTTCTTGATTTAGGTAAGGGTTGCCATCACCAAAAATGTCATCGTATGTTGCCATTAACTATTCCTCTTTTGCTAAATTTGCTAATATTTTATTTTCGTTTTGGTTTATGAAAGCTCTTTCATAAGAATCCTCAGGAAGACTCGCAACTATTCTTTGTAACTGGTCTACTGTTAAGCCTTTATAATCATCAACACTCATGTATGCTTTTGTAATATCAAATGCCTCTGCTCTAACATCTCTTAACATTGCCTCAGGGTCATCTTTATAAACATCATAGTTTGGCATCTCACCCTCATATCCTGCAAGAGTTCCATAAGTTTCAATGTGCATAATTCTTTCTTGTTTTGCAGATGCAACTTCAACAATTTCTTGCAACATTAAAGTTAATCTTCTGACATTCGCCTCTGGTGATAGTAATGGATTAAATGATGCACTAATTAATCTTTGACCCTCTTTCTCTGTAAACTGAGCGCCTAAGGTAGCTCTTAATGTTTGATACACAATACTTGCCACTGCCTCTTTAGTATTAACTGCCTCGTCATAACCTAAGAAAGCAAGCAACTCGTCAGGCAATGTACCTTGTAAGACACCAGTAACATCATCTCGATTAATTAAATTATTTAATACATAATCTATTCGTCTTATGTTTGAATTTTGAACCGCAAAACCACCTTTGTCATAAAACTCATTTACAACTTTTGCAAATTGTTCGTCTCGTTTTTCCATTAATGGTGTGTATTGTGTTACGCCTAAAGCATTATTGAGCAAATAATAGTCAAGACCTTTACTATTGAAATATTTAATTTTTTCAATTTCGTCTATAGTTGCTACATCTCTACCCTCTATAATGTCTGCTGTCTTTTTATAGTCTGGGTCATTTGCATATAGTTCATAATTTTTTTGCTTTGTTGTTTTTTCTTGATTTTTTATTTTCATATCCATGTATGCCTGAGGTCGCATACTTGCAAGCAACCTATCTTCTTCAGGTATGGATTTTAAAAATTTTTCAATCTCTTGTTTTTTTTGCAACTCTTGAGCGTTCATCTGCCCACTAGCAGTTGCGTTCATTGGTACAGATTGAGGTGGCGGATTGTTGCCAAAAAGAATCCTGCTTAAAAAGTTTTGATTGTTTGCAGGTGGTGTTGTTTGTGGTGCAGGTGGCATTGGTGGCAACTGTAAATTAGGCATTTGCATATTGGCTAATGGGTTTGTAAATCCACCTAAACTTTTGTTTTTTAAATCAACATTTTGCGCATAAAGATTTGTGTCAAGTATTCCCATTTATATAAGTCCTTTCAAGTTTGGATTGAATCTAAGCATATTCGCCATCATTGCATTGTTTCTGTTGCCAATGTTTAGAGGTGTAAATCTACCAACACTTGCTTGTTGAGGTTTATAAAAATCTATACCGCCTGCAAGACTTCTATTATTCATGCCTTTGTTGCCAGTTCCACTCCCCAGGAATCCTCTCGTTGGTACTTTTTCCGTTTGCATTTGTGTTGTACCATCTTGCATTTGTACTGGAGTCTGCATCATTTCATAGCCAGTAATTCTACCGCCTCTAAAAATGTCATGAATAGATGGCTTACCGCCTGATTGATATTGACCACTGTATTGATTAGCAGTGCCTAAATTTGAACCACCAAAAAGGTTGTTATACATTGTCTTTATAAAAAAATCATCTTCCATAATCTTATCCTATTCCAAATCCAAACCCACTGCTTTTACCTGATTGAGTTCCACTAGATATTGTTGTAGGGAAACCAAAAGCAAATGGACTTATTATGTTTGCGTATTGTTGTAAATTAGCAAGCGGTGAACCTGCGTCATAAACACTAGCCATCAAGTCAAGTTCGTTAATTCTGTCTTGCCTCATATTTGGCATACCTGCGAACCCATAAGATGTGTCAAGTGTATCACCTGCTAGATTAGTAAGGTTACTAATAGCATCATCATAACCAAGTAATGCGTTTGTCTGTGCGTTATACACATTACTACTGGCATCGCCAAGTAGTCCTGCAAGACCCATACCTGCATTATATTGATTTGTTCCTAAATCTCTCAGTGCATCTGCCTCAATGCCTCTTTCTAATCTTGCATCAGCTAATAATTGAGGTATCGCTACTTCGCCAAATGCACTTCCAAAAGTGTCACCAAATGCACCACTATTAACATCAAACCTGCCCATTCCTGCTAATTCAGACATCGCTAAATTTTTAGCTTGGTTTGCAGTGTTTCTCATAAAGTCATCTTGAAACTGGTCATAAGGTTGACTCATTTGACTGTAAAAATCAGTGCCACCACCTTGTGCGAGTGCATCAACTACACTTGAACCAGACTGGGATTGATTGAATAAATTTGTTAAATAATCCGCACCGACCCCTGTCGGTTGTCCTGCAATAGCAGATTGAAAACTACTTACTGCGTCAGTGCTAGTTGGCGTTAAATTATTAAATAAGTTTGCACCTTGATTTTCTAGTGCAAGCATCTGTGTTGTAGGGTCTGCAAATAAATCATTGCTGTAATCAAAACCACCTAAAAAATCTGGTTGCCCTTGATTGTATAGATTACCTGCCTGACCTATAATTTCACCTATCGCACCCTCTGTAGGTGCGTATGGACTCACCTCACTTGTTCCTGAAGTTTGCGATTTATTTTTGTTTTTTCCAAAACCTATACTAGCCATTTATTTATCACCTCTCTTAAGTTCTTTTTCTAGTAATACATGAGTTTCTTTATACCCATGAGATTTATAAATTTTAGTCCAACCTTTTCTTGCAAGTGCTAAACCTCTATCACAATCATTTTTAATTGCGTAATCTTCTAAAGTTTGAACCACTTTGTATTGCCAAAGTTGACGATTTTTGCCAGTCATAATAATAACTGAACAAAACTTAGATAATGGTCGCTCTACTATTTCAGTAATAACAAAACCATAATGTTCTTTTTTGTCTCTATCCCAAATAAGCCATAATTGAAAGTAACCACTAAGCAGTTCTTTCATCAGTTCTTTCTCATCATATCCATTGCGTGCTTTTGCTAAAACTTTTTGCACCTCTCGGATAATCATTGGGTACACAGCAGAAATTTTGTCAGTAGGAATAAAAACAATATCTATGTTATTAGCCATACATTAGAACCATTATAAATTACTCTAACTACTCCAAAATCTGTTGTTATTTGTGTGTTTGCATTTCCTTGCACTGTATTGCCAGTGTTGGCAATGACTGAAATATTGTTTGACGATGCACTACCGCTACTGTCTTTAATAATATAGTTTGTTCCTATTGGCGGTGATTTAGGTAGTAATAGTCCTACTGCATTAGCAACATTGACATCTACAAATAAATCATCAACCAATAAATCGTAAGTGGTTGTTGTAACCTTACGATAAGGGATATTTACTCTATTAACTATATCATTTATAGCTTGTTGAGCTTGCTTATTAAAATATTCTTGGTTAGTGCCACTGGTACGCCTAACATACTCAATAGCCATTATTCAATAATCCTTTTTATTCTTACTCTACAAGTATCAGGAGTCACGCAGTCTGTATAGAGTTCAGCAGACACGGATTGGCAACTAACCATTATTCCTTTTCTTTCATCTATCCGTTTTGCAACCTTACGCTTTTCTTCTAAACACTTACTGAGCGATGTCTCGCCATTTTCATTATACATCGGTGTATGCTCTATTATTTTACCATCAGCAGTTGTAATTAACATTATTGCAAATACCATCTCAATCATAAATACCATTACCTCTTAACTTATCTGTCAATTCTTCAAGGTCTAAAACTCTTTCCTCTATAAAATCAACTTGTAGTTGTGCTTTGCCAATTAAAGGTAGTTGTTTATCAACATTAGATTGCAACGCCTCTAACCGAGTGGCGGTAAACTCTAATAATAAAAATGCCTCTTTTAACTGACTATCAATTTCTGTAACTGGTATTGTATCAATGTGTTCATTTATCAATTCTATGTCATTTAGAATTAATGCTTGGCTTGTTTCAAGTGCAGTTATTTTGTTTGTTAGAGTATTAAAAGTAAATACTGCTGACGCAACCAATCCTATTATCCCCAAAAGGTTAAAAATTGGCATGGAAATACTACGATTACTGCTTACCTCTATTGGTTTCTCTGACATTATTGAACCCCATCAACAGTTGCCTCAAGCTCTACGCCCATTGCATCGCTAAATGTTGCTTTAGTTGGCACTTTTATAGTTATTTTGTGATACTTTCCACTCTGTCTAAATGTTGCTACACCATTGTCATTGCAGGTAGTAAAACCAGTTTGTTTGACAATACCGCCTGCTCGTTCTCTACTGATAACATTTATCTGAGCAGGTTTATAACCACTGTAAGTTACATTGCTAATAATGTTTGCTGACGCTACTACTATTTGTAAAAGAGTGTCATTTATTACTTGAGCAACAGTAAATTTAATTTGATTAAATTGGCTTTGGTCATCAGTAATAATTATAACATCACCACTTGCAATCTCGCTTAAAAAGGCAGTACCAGTACCATTAACTGTTGAGTCCGTAATACTTATTTTGCCAGTTTTAAGTGTAGGCTCTACATCTATTACTGGTCTGATTTCGCTTAAAAATGTTCTTTTGCCCTCTGCATATTCTTGCTCGCCTATGGTAATCGTTGCCTCTAAAACATCGCCAGAAAATGTAGCAAACTTATTAGTATTATCAAAAGCACTAAAAAACAATGTACCACCTTGATACACTCTAGAGTCAAAACTGTCTGTAAATCCTGTATCAATATTTGTTGAAATATTATCAAGTTGCTCAAGTGTTGTACCAGTAGTAAATGCTGAACCAACAAACTGAGTTGCTATATTTATAGTACTGAACCTGTCTGCTGAATAATTATAAACTAATATTTTGTCAGGATTACCACTACTTGAGTTTGTGCTTGGATAAGACCAAAAAATTAATTTATTTAATGGGTCGTGTCCACTTGTAATTCTAAGTAGATTGCTTGGGTCAACATCACCATCAAAAAAGTCATCAATCTTGTTCTCACCTATTAAATTAGTCGTTTCACCATCTGTTACTGCGAAACCATCTTGTGATAAGAAATAAGATTTATTACCAACTGTTACTAATGACCCATGTGCAATGCAACCTCTTTCTTGCTCAATTGTTCTTAATTGAAAGATGCTAGAACCGCCAACAAAGTTAAGTTGAAATATTTTATTTAAACCAAATATGATACCAAATTCGCCACCAACTAATCCTGTAATTTCAGCAGTATCAAATAATGTTTCAAAATCTGCTTGGTCAGTACCAACAGTCCAACTTGCATGATTACCTATAGCTGACCACTGCACTCTGTTTCTGTTTGTAGGTTGCCATGCAGTTACTAAGAAGTTTCTAACTACCGCACTATGCCAAAATGTAGGCGGTGAACCACCTAAATTTGTAAAAGCACTACTGTTGTCTAATTGCCATACTTGAGGTGGATTTGCACCATTAGATGCAACAACAAAGTTTCCAAATTGTGTAAATTGCCAATCATTCTCAGCAGGCGTTGTATATGTTGTGCCACCACCTACATCAGTAAAAGTATTTGATTGAAATCTATATAATTTAGTCTCGTCACCTGCAAAACTGGTTATGTTACCTGACGATGACCTAAATGACCCAAAACCCTGACACCTATTAGTAAGTGCGTTTGTGCTGACGCTTGCAATATTTCGAACAGGTTTGTAACTTTTAAATGCAGGTATAACATTGTTTGCATCTACAAGCCCCTCATTTCTGTAGTCTGGCAAGTCAGGCAAAAAATCAAGAAATGGTTTATAAGCCATGATTACTCTGTACTTGTTGTGCCACGCATAATAAGTGGTACATCTTGATTGTACTTAGATGTATCGTTAAGACTTACTACTCTTTCGATGGCGTTGTTATAAAAATTTAGCCACTCTTTAACTATGTTTTGGTCAATACCTCTAATAAATGTATTAGCAAAATATAACGACCCAAATAGATAACAGTCTGAATGATTGTTTAGTATGTCATTTGTGTCAGAGTCATTAGTTAATGCGTCAAACTTTTTATAGTAATACATTCTAATGCTATAAGTGCCATCAGGTATTGGATAAAAATGTATCTTATCATTTAGAATTGTGTAAGCCACTGGTTGACCAACTACGCTACTACCATACATATCAAATGCCTGATTAGGCGTAACATACTGCAATGATACTTTAGGTGATGCGTTTATGTAAACTGCATTTGCACCTAAAAATCCTGTTGGTAGCAATTCAGTTTCAGCATCAGCATCAAAATCAAGAAAGTTTACCATCTTGTTAAATCCTGCTGATACAAACTTTGCGTTAAAATCATTCTCTGCAAGTTTTATAAAGTCAGGTATATCGTTTACTAGGTCTGTTCTACCTAACCAGTTTGCAAGTGCAGTTTTTAAGTTTGCATAATTATTTAGTGCCATTTAAAATGTTCCCTCTGAAGTTTTTAAATACGCCCATTCTGGCGAATTTAGTTTTTTTCTTAAATATTCTGTTTGTTCTAATGGTGGTAATTGAGTGAATAAAAACCCATCTTGTGCCAACCACTCGTAGATTACAACTAATGGTATAGATGCAACTTTGCGAGCATCTTTGCTTGCATTGTAACCAGTAAAATTATTTCTTTCTTCTTTGTTTTTCTTAAGTATGGGTTCTACATCTTGTGTATAAGATGTTGTCCACTTTTGACTTTGCTCATCAAACTTATGTTCAGTGGCGATTACCCCATCGTATGTTTTGTCTATTGTCTTTGCCATTTAATAAAATTATTGCTCACCTTTATAATTGTGTTTTATGTAACTTTTCGCCACTAACCAAAGTTGCGGTTTTTCTGTCATATTTAGTTCTTTTAAAACTTGTTCAGTTGGTTTTGTAAATTTTTCTTTCCAGTCAACTTCCATTAACCACTGTGTGTCTTTACTTAGATTATGTGACTCTAATAATAGTTTTATCCAATACCTACTTTTAAATAATCCATTTTTTTTAAAAAATTCATTAAGAATAGTAAAAATCCACATACCTATTATTGAAAACCTAAACTCATGTCTCATACCAAATGTAAACATAAGACCCTCGCCTGCAAGTGATGTATCATATCCTGTAATGAAATGTTGCAAGTCATGTACTACACACCAGTCTTGTTTATATCTTTTAACTTTTTCAGTATCTTTTTTATTTTTATATAAGTTATATAAATCAACAATAGTACTGTTGTCATAGTTCATGTATTTATAAAAATCTTTTCCAAATGAACCATCTGGCAGTTTTTTTAAATCATCATTAATTAAGTTATACAAATTGTATTTAGGTTTGTATTTTTTTATAAAACGCTTTTCAAAATCAAATTTTTGAAAATTAGTCAATAATTTGTGTGCGGTATAATTACCAATCATTTATAATAGATTATAATTTTGTTTGCTTTATCGCTTATATTTTTTAGTTTTACAGATGGACTGTCTAATTTTTTATATTCATATTTGTTAAATGGCATTGTATGTCCATCGTTTGCTGAACCAAGTAATGTTGTTTCAATTACAGAGTCTTGAGTTGTAATTACATATGCAGTTTCACAATCTGGTTTTTCAACATCTATAGTTTCATTCGGTGCAACATCTATATGTTTCATGCCCCAATTTACTTTGGCGTTTTTTTGCATAATACACATAATCTCTGCATCAGTGCTTTCAGCAACAATATGTAGGTTTGATGTATCTAACATATAGCTTAAAGGAAATGTTGCCCAATCTTTGTTCTCACCTGCAAGTGTAATTCTTGTAACAAGTTTACTGTTGTCTAAATCTTTTTCACATTCCCAAGTTTCAGGGCAGTCATCAAGATATTGTATAAAAGCGTCAACATCTTTTTCTTCTATGTTATCTTCTTCTATCCATTCATAAGTTACAGAAACAGACCCATTAACAAGAATATAATTTTGTTGATTTTGTTTTATTTTTTCAGAATATTTATGGGTTGTTTTTATTTTTGCAGGGTCAAGGTCTAATTTTCCAAGTCTGCCTATTTCCATTCCAACTTCTATGTTTTTATAATCAGGAAAAGCTAACTGTAAATTTCCCTCTAATGTAGCTAATTTTGTATCATCAAACTTATAAGTAAATATTACATTCATATAGACTCTACCTCTGTGTTATTTTTTTCTTTTTCAACATTCCATTGAGGGTTGTCTTTTTGTTTTACTTCAAATGTTTCTGGGTCAACATAAAAACCATCAGGATTATAACCAAGCTCAGACAACCATTCCTTTTGTATTCTTATTTCAGCTTCTTGGTGCATACTTTCCCAGTGTTGATGTCCATGCCTTAAAACAAAGTTTTTATAAGAACCATTAAAATTTTGTGGTATAAAATCTGTTTGCATTAAATCATCTCGTCTAATAATGCCATTTTCAATATGTTCGCAAGCCTTCGGCAATAAACATTTTAAAACTTTTTTATATTTTAAAATCATTTTTGTGTTTCCATTCAATTTTTTCTAATTTGAAATTTCCAAGATTGACCCAGTTTTCATGTTCAATAAAAAATGCAGGACTCCTTTTCCAAAGTGCAACTGCTAGATTGTATCTTACTCCCTGATATACTGGTGTGACTCTGTGTAGTTGTGCAGAATCAAATAAAACCATTCTATCTGTTACTGGCTTTATTCTTTCAACTTCGTTAGTATCAACTTGTCTACCTGCGGTTTGTGAATCTTTTAAACTACTTCTTATTTTATAAGGTGCTATTTCTAAAAAACCGCCAACACAATCATCACTTACTTTTGGGTAATACAACAAACTTTCATCTGAACACCAGTAATTTTCATCAAAATAATTATATTCGCCTGTGTCTTGATGCCATTCTAAAGAGCTACCATTCTCTATGGTTCTACCCCAATATTCAAAACCACCATCTCTACATTCATTTACATCAATGTAATTTTCCCATAACTGTTTAATTACAATTTCAATAATATTTCTTGGTTCTTCATTCCACCAACCTTGCCAGTAATTGTAGGTAGGTAAACTTTTATAACAATCTGTTTTAACTAAATCAAAATTTAGATTTAAAGCATTATCTTTTAAAATCATAAAAAATTATTTATAGACAACATAAAAGTAAAAACACATGACAAAACAATTATTGTTATAATTAATTCTAAAATGTGTAATTTCATTAACTAATTACAATACTTGTGTTTGAATTAAGCCGACCTGATGCCCAGTTATCAAATGTGGTGTTAAGAGAGGCAGCATTATTCCTGACTAAACCGCCCCAAGTTAAAGATGTATCTGATGAGCTTGGTGCTGTAAAAGTCATGCCACTTGCTGTATTGCTAGGGTTATTCCAAGTTTGAAAACCAAGACCTTGAAAAGTTGCACCAGAATAATTTTGATATAAATACTGTGCAATACCAGTTATATTAAATTCAAAGAACCAAGCGGCAAAAACAGCATTATTTCCCCCTTTAACTTTACTTGAAGTTGTAACTGTAGCTTGAAACCCCCCTGCACTTACTGATGTATCTGATGCAGTTGGTGTTATTGAACCAGAAAAAGTTGTAGAATAGCCATAATATGTAAAAATAGTTTTACCTTGACCTTGTGTAAATTCTTTCATGTTTATGTTAAAAGTTAAGTCAAGTGGTGATGCAGATGATGTACCATAAAAATCTTGAACATCTATAACACCACTTGTAGGTATAGATGAAGTATTGCTATGATTAGGTACTAAACCACCGCCTCTGTAATATTCACTTAATGCTATAGGGTTACTGCCTCCAAACTCACCTTGTATCGAATTTAGACTCAATGCTCCACTACTAGGTAAGGTCATATTTATTTTTCCTCAACCTCAGTTATCAACCTATTAACAATTAATTCTAATTTTTCGTTTCGTTCTTTTAGTTCTTTAATTGCCTCAATAAGTAAACCTACAGTATTTTGGTATTTCATTGTATGAATGTCCTTTAAGCCATCACCATTTATAGAATTGTCGTTTTCTTGAATACTGACTAACTCTGGTACAATTTCTTTCACCTCTTGTGCAATAACACCAATCTCTCTCTCGTCATTATTTTTTCTAGTGTACTCAACACCTCTTAATTTGCTTACTTTATCAAGAGCATTTTCAATAGTTTTTACATCTTTTTTCAGACGAAGGTCGGAGAATGCGGTTATGTTATTCGAACTAGTACACGCACCGTTGCTAGCTGATATTGTAAATACTTCACTACCACTTTCATTTCTAAATATCCAGACTCCTGCGGTTGCAGTTTGGAAATACATATGATTTGAATGTCTTTGAATTTTACCAGATTTTTCCCCAGTCCAACTACCTGAATTTAAAGTTAAATCGTGATTACCGTTTATAGAGACACCGCTAAAAGAAACCGAAGAAGTTGTGTTAGTTGCTTGGTTAGAAGTGTAAGTTGTGTAACCCGCACCATTTGTAAGTGTGTTGTTGTTTGTAGGTATAGTTGGTGTGTTAGATAAATCAGAATATGAACCGCTTGTAGCGACTGTTGCAAAAGTAGGTATGCCAGATAAATCAGAATATGCCCCACTTGTTGCGACTGTTGCAAATGTTGGTGTGCCTGATAAGTCTGAATATGCACCTGAAGTTGCGACTGTTGCTAAAGTTGGTGAACCAGATAAATCACTGTAAGCACCTGTTGTTGCTACAGTTGCTAAGTTGCCAACTGTTGTATTTAATGCACCAATATCAACTCCATCGACTGTACCTGAGACAACTATGTTGCCAGTGACATCAACACCAGTTGCACTTGTTTCAAAAACTTTTGTATTATTTTCAAACAACTCTACACTACCGCCATCTTCAGCGTTAATCATAGTTTTATCGTTTGCACTGTTTTTAACAACAAAGTCTGATGCTCTTATTTCTAAATCGCTAGTGCCACCCTCTGCAAATATTGTTTTGTTGGTTGAAGACTCATGCTTGATACTAAAATCACCACTACCGCTTGCTCCACCAAATGATAGTAATACATCATCATTAAGATGTAATTCGCCAGTAAATGTACCGCCTGATTGTAAAACAGATGGTATCGTTGCTGAACCACCTAGTGCAACTGTTTGACCATTAATTGTAACAGTGTTTGTTGGTATAGTTGTTGTAATAGCAAAGTCACCAGATGAGTCCATGTTTGCAGTTCCAGTGACCGCACCTGATAAAGTTACAGTACTTGTTTGGTTGTCAAAACTATCAGTGCCATCATGTACCAATATTTGTCCTGCTGATGGTGACGATATGTTTGAGTC